CAGGATCTTCATGTGTGACTTGCCCGCGATCTTGCGGCGATACCAACCGGGGTGCTTCGGGTACTTACCGTCAGGATGCGCGCCGATCCACTCGACAGTCTTGCCTAGAACCTTCTCGACGTCGGCATGGTTGTTGACTGAGGGTGCACCATGGTACTTGAGCAGGACGTGCGCGATTGCACCGCTCATCTCGGCGTAGAAGCCCTTAGTCTTGAGACTGACGCCCGACTTGGCGATGACGAAGTCCTTGCTGGCCTTCGCACCGTCGTGACCCATGCCTACTGACTTGAGTCCGTAGGGCTTCTTCTTCGCGAGCTTGACTACATCCGCTTCGGGGTCGCTGTCGATGTCGGCGGCTACCCAGAATGACGCGTTGTTGACGATGTCAGACGGGCTCGTGATATTGACGTGACCACCGATGGGTTTGTAGGCAAGGTCAACAAGGTCAAATAGTTCCTGAGCCAGCACCTTGTTATTATTGAGGTCGGACTTCGATAGCTCGACCCACTTGCCGTGCTTACCCTTGAAGGTCTGAGCGTCCTCCAACACGGAGCAGCGGTAACGGTCCCAAGTTTTCATCCGTGAAACATCAGTTCGGCATTGGACATGGCTTCACGCTGCCCGCCGGGCATCGGCTTCTTACCGTAGTAGCCGTCGTAGTACCACCGACCTTCATCCACGTAGAAGTACATGCCCGTCCTGCTGTCTTCCAACGCGTTTCTGACGGTCCAGGTGTTCTCGGGGCTACCCATCCCGTTGTTGGGGCCGTAGTAGACGACCGACACATCACCCGTGTAGTCGAACACCTCCCGTTGACGCACCAGTGCGGCGCGTAACATGCTGGGATCCTCGTTAGCACCACCTGACCCGTACATCCGCAGCGCGTCTTTCTGCGCGTCCTTCGTACCATCCACAGCGGAAAGATACGCCTTGTCAGCGACCTGCTGGACTTCCTTCGGCATCCCCATACGCACCAGCTTGGCCTTCTCCTGCGGCCAAGACCCACGCACATAACTGGAGCTTTGCTCAGCAAGATAGCGATTCCAGGTCTTGATCGCGCTTTCGTCTGAATCTTTCTTCTTGCTGATGGCCTTGCTGATGGCCTTCTTCGCGACGTAGCCTGCGGCGGCTTTAACGACCTTGCGGCCCACTGGAGTTTTGGCAACAGCGACAGCGCCACGGACCAGCGCACCGACTACCTCATCGGTGTGTTCACGCTCTGCGATGTATCGATCCCAGGTCTTCATGGAGCCTTCAGTCTGCTGCGCGAGCAGCTTCTCCAGCGCGCGCTTCGCTCGCTCAAGTTTGTGGTCTTTGCCGATGAGTTTGTGGTCCGCGTATATTTCCCACGCGTCTGGATCACCGACCGATGCTACTTGCTCAATGCGCCAACCGTCGTGCCGCCCGTCGCCCCCCTTGATGAACCAGGTTCGCCAACCACGCTTTGTGCCGTCTCTGAAAACCCAGCGCATCGTGTCTCCGTACACAAACAGTTCCCCAGGCCAACGTAGGCCAGGGGAACTGCTCGTCTTCTTCTACCGTTAGTAGAGAGAGCAGAATAGCAAAAGGCGGGGAGCCACCCCCCCGCCTTCTGCAAACCCGGCGGGGTACGACTAGAGGTTGACGATCTGCAACGTCGCGATCATGTCAGGATCGATGACCTTGATGACGTACTCGGACAGCAGCGCGAAGTCCTTGCGGAACCCACGAACGTGAACCGGCGCCTTGTAGAGCGGCACGTAGTCGCCCTTGATCGCCGCCGTCGAGACGAACTCCGGTCCACGGTAGGACAGAAGCGCCTGATCGCGCGGGTAGGTCGGATCCACGAACACGTCGATGTCGTGATCGGCGAGCCGCCCCAGGAAGCGCGGACCAGCGATACCATCGTTGGCGTAGCGCTGCCCAGCCCATCCGTCTTGGAACGCGATGGCGAACGCAATGGACGGATGAATGACCATGACGTTCGGGCGGGTGGTCTGCGTGGCCTCGTAGACGAGGTCTTGCAGACGAGTGATGAAGAGGTGGAGGGTCTTCAGGTGGTCACGGTACGACACGCCGGACGGAGCCGTGTTATCAAAGATGACCGCGCCGCCCGTGCTCTGCTTGCGCAGTTCATTGACGACATGCTTGAAAATCTCCTGCGAGATGAGACGCGCACCGGCTTCGATGATCGTGGGCTCGGCGTCGATGCCGAAGTCGTTCATGAAGTCCATGACCGCCTGCTGCGACCACGAAGCGCCCAGGGCACGCGGACGCGCCTCGACGTTCTCGGCCCGCAAGTGGATGCCGTACTCAGGAAGCTGAAGTGCGGCTTCGATGTTGAAGACGTACTTCACGCGAATGGTGTCGGAGGTCGCCGCAGCGAATCGGACACTCACGGTGCGCGAGATGTAGTCGATGGTGTTGGTGACACCACCGCCAGGAGCGCCGACGTCGCCGACGAGCAGACCGTTGCGGTTGTCCCGCACGACCAGACTGCCATCGGTGATCTCCAGAGTTCCGGGGATGACCGGACCGTAGCCCAGGACGACCGGGCTGTAGTCTGTCGAACCAGCCGAACCGAACGGCTCGTCATCGACCTTCTCCGAAGAGAAGTTCTCGCTACCACGGAACCCGTTCAGAGCATCGAACATGATGGCGCGGTCGGGCAAGTTGCCCTTGGCGCGCTCGGAGACGACATCCAGGTAGTGGATGCGACCGAGACGATTGCTCATCGGCTGGACGCTGATGACTCGGTCGACGATGTCGTCAGCCTGCGCCGAGGCGATGAGCGCGAGCCCGTTCTTGACCCAGGCGGGCAGGCTCGCGCGAGAGGTCTCGTCGATGAGCCCCTTGCCGAACATATCCATCGTCTTGTTGACGAAGTTCTCCATGAGGATTGCGCACTTGGTAGCGCGCAGCGGGTCGAGACCGTTTCCCGTCTCCAGAATCTCAAGCGGATTTAGCGCCTTGTCGATTCCGAGCGTCGGAAGGGTGAAATTCTGGAAACGGCGAACGCGGTCGCGGTGCTTGCGCACCATGGCCTCTTGAATGGAATTCGCCTGCTGCTGGTGCTCTTTCGATGCGAGCATATCTAACTCTCCTGGGTGTGATGATGCTGCTAGAGCAGCTTACGCGTTGCTACGACGACGACGGCGTGCTGCAGCCACACGGCTAGCCACGTTGCCTGATCCGATGTTGCCCGTCCGTCCCAGACCCTCTGAGATGGGCGAAGAAGACTCATTGATGCTAGTCGGCACGTTGCGTGCCTCCGTGCTGTCCACGGCGTTCTGTCCGCGACGATTGAACGTCTGCGACTCCGCACGCTCGACGAGCGGCGCTGGCTGCGGCGCGGGCTGCGCCTGCTCCACCAACGTGAGTAGCATCTGGGCCTCGTTGTGAAGCTCCTCGCGCGACTCGCACGTCCTCAGCCTCTGGGCGGCGAACTTTAGTTCTGGATGCTGCTCCATGATGCGGGTTCGGTCAGCGACCAAAGTCTCACGCTCGTGAGACTCGCGCAACGCGCTGATGGCCTCGTGCTGCTCCTGCACGGTGTCCTCGTAGCGCGCAAGCTCATCCTCCATGAAGGTGACCTTGCTGCGTAGGTGCGCGTTCTCCTCGCGGATACGAGCGATCTCGCGGAAGCTGGTGCTCTCGACGTACTCGCCGTCGCCCTCTTCGGACGCATCGTCGTAGTCGCCTGGCTCCTGGCCGTCGCCGTCCTGCCCGCGATCTCCCGGCTCGTTCATCGTCTTCATCGAGTACTCAGGGCCTTCTTTGCCCTTCCAACTGTCGCCCTTCGTGACGACACCGCTGTCACCGCCGTGGCGAGCAGGTAGATCGTCTTCGAAGACGGGTGCGCGGAAGACTTCGCCAGCCTTGTCACGCCAGTACTTCTCATGCATCGTGCTCACCTTGCCTCTGCCTCTGCCTCTTGACTCGGCCATGTAGATGGTCGAACCGTTGCGGTCGCGGACACCCTCAAGGATGCCCTGCTTGTCGTAGTACTCGTATGCGACCGGTTCATCACTCTCATTGAACCAGACGCGCACCGCGCCGACCAGCTTCTTGTTCTCGCTGATGCGGTTGAAGGTGTGGAAGTAGGTGCGGCTTTCCTTGCGGCTCTTCGTGCGTGAGCGCTTGTTGTCGAGCTTCTGCTTCTTCGTGAGCACGCGCTTCTTGCTGTCACCCTTGGGGATCGAGCGGTCGTTGTCCACGGCGTTGTTGTGTCGGAACGTCTTTTGGTACTCGGTGTTTGGGGCGTCTTTGCTGAACGCCTTCGCGAACATCGCATTGCTCGCCGTGCTGCCGCCATTTGGTCCCTTGCCGCCGAGTTTGGCTTCGCCCATACGGCGACCTTTGCTGTAGCCCACGATGTTCTCCATTTCGTAGTCGTCGTCATCGTCAGCGTAGTCGTCGTCAGCGTAGTCGTCGTCGTCGCCCATGTCGTCGCCCATGT